GATATAAGAGTCTTGGTTTGTTGTTCTCAGCTAATATTGGCATACCATAAAATACGCAAGCCATTAAAACATCTTCAAAAAATATCTCAGCTGTTTGTGGTCTAGCTATATATTCCAAGAAAAAATGATTTGGTGGTACATCTTCCATAGAAAACTTAGTTAACCCGTGTAAAGATCCATTAGAACCTCTTTGATCAACTGTACCAGATATATCGTAACTATCACATCCAAAAGCACCACAGTGCTCATTTCCAGGATATTTAGTGCCATTCTTTATTATTACTCGGTTTTGCAGATCTTTAGGTGGAACCCAAGTTATTTTAAATCTACCGTCTTTATTAGGGTTAAAAACAACTCTAGTGTCAGGCATACCGTTCTCCCAGGCAAAACTCCCCGTAGTTACAACAGATGTGTTTCTTAAATCTTCATTATAATCAATCTGCTGGTATATTTTAGTTAAATTAAATAATGATTCTTTTGCCTCATCCCTAAAAGCGTGTTGCTCTGTTCTTGGGAATTGTCTATACATTTCATTTAATCCGTCTTGATCGTTTTTTAAACCATCAACTTCATTTTGCCAATGTTCTATTACACCATACTCTATTAACGATCCATCGGCCGCTTTAACGGGTTTTTCTGGAGTATCGAATACAGGTATTCCATAAGTATCAATGAATCCTTCGTAGTTCCATTCCATAGGTATGAACAGAGAATATAGTCCTGAACTAGTCTGTCCATTGCGGTTTCTCTTGGTAACATCGGAGTCATAATATAATTTTTTAAAATTCTCTCCACCTTTAGCTAAAGCATTAGAAGTAGATCCCATCATACATTTACCTATGATTCTACTACCTAACCTTAGTGTTGTTTTTGTTACCCTCCAGTTGTTTAATATGTTATCTGGTCTCTCCCATTTACCACTTTCATCGTGAACTAATAATTTTAGTTTTTCACCGTCGTACGAGTTGTCCCCTGTGTTTTTCCAGTCGATCGTGGTGTCAAGCCCTTGTAAATCGTTTTTGGCTGTGGAAACCTTATCGACGGACTTTCTGGTAATTTTAGACGCGGGTACACGGTAGGCGAGCTCGGTCTTCGGTCTATCCATTCCGTCCTGAATTGGTTTGAAGAAGAAAGGATAGTTGATTGATATAGGTACCACCTTATCTGTAAACATTTTCTTAGCATCTGCTCCTGATTTAGATAAGATCCCGAATCTCGCATCAGAAGATATTGTTGCCATATTAACTGTTGTTCCGCTGGCCATGAAGCTAAAACCGGACCTCCTATTCTTAAGGTAGCACATTCCGAAACATCTGCTATCTGCTGTGCAGGCTTCCCAGAAGATGAAGAAAAGCCTATTTGCCTCGCGAAAATCTGGCTGTCCAACATCAATCTTGGTCCACTGCAAGTACATGTAGTGATTACCAGTAATATAAGTAGGAACACCTTTGTTGTAAAACGAAAAACCTTTTTCCCTATATTCAAACTCTTGATCAATATACTCATACCATTTGTTTTTAAAGTGATCAGGATAAGCGTCCCATTCAAAAATTGTTTTAATCTTTGATAATTCTGTTGGAATTTTATGAGACTCCCAATATTGATCTAATTTATTTTCAGATCTTGAATAAGCTTTATCTATGTAAGGTAAAGCTATTTTTAATCCTTGTATTTCGTATATTTCTCCAATCTTTCCAGTCTTGCTTATAACAATTACGTCATGCTCTTTGTTATATCCATACTCCCATTTGTTATACCTATTTTGTATTTTAATGGTTTTAGACTTAATGTGATCAGGCAGTACTTTGTATAGTGTTTGCTCGTACATTACTTAGATCTACCTTCAGCGAAACCTCTGAAATTTTTTTGTGGTGAATCAGCAGATTCATCATTTAACAATTGTTCTTCTTGTTCAATACGTGAAAGTATTTCAAAAGCATCGAATATTGCTAATTTCTTTGTAGCAGCAGCATTTTTTAATCTATCAGCTGATATGTCATCATCTGAGTCAACTATTTTTTCTCTAGCTACTTTTATTAATTCCTCAACTGCTCGTTGCCCAGCTAGGATTATATTCTTCTTCGTTTCCTTGGTATTCATATTTAATTACAATATCATTAGATTTCATACAGTATAATCTTTCCTCATCAACTACAAATTCAAATTCCCCGCCAGGAGTATAACCCACAAGGTCCCCAGGATTGATTTCTAGCGCTTGTAAGGAACTATTACCGTATTTAAGTATACCAATAAGCTTTTGCTCTTTTTCAAGAGAGAAGCTATCTTTATTTTTAATTGGAATAATAAAACATCTATCATTAAACGTTTTCCATTTTTTAGGTTTTCCGTATAAATATATTTGATCAGGAGCAACAAAATATAATCCATCAATAAACATTGATCTACTATCTTTTTGATTTCCTTTCATATCATAAAACCTCCTAAACACATTGTGATGTATAACCACAATATCACCAACACTAATACCTGTGTTATAAGCTAAAGGAGTTGCTACTACTTCAGCATAATTACTTACAGATTTATAGCTCTCTATTGACGAGTTTGTAACAAGTGTTTTATCGCCAACTTTTTTTTCGTTGTCATAGCGCTTGCCGACTGGCTTCACAATGAAGTCGTAAATACTTCTCATTAGTACTCGAGATCATACTCAACAGATATTGCCATGTTAGAATTAAACTTCTTCCATGGCATTACCTCGTTGCTTTTCTTTATGTGAATGTTATAAGAGCTATCTTCTTCGTCGAATAATATATAGGCTATCTCATGGCCACCATAAACAGATTGACCAACAGCATAGTGCATAGCGTCATTCTTGTAGTCAGAACCTATACTTATTTTTCTTATAACAGAAGCCATTACTCTTCTTCTTTAACTATTTCAGTATAAGTACCTGTTTCTATATCAATAGTAATAGCACCATACTCTTTCTCAAGTTCAGCTTTAAAAGCTTCAATTTCCTCGTTTAGTCCAGCTTGTTTATGTAATAAACCATGCTTTTGAACTTCTACAAAACCAATATCTTTTAAAATATTAGTCAGGTCTTTTTGCTGTTCTTGAATTTTAGTTAATTGTTCTTTTGTAATTTCTTGCACTTTTTTCATTTGATTTTATTTGATTTAATTAATTGTTATTTATTTTCTTTTATTGCTGATCCAAAATAATATCCAAATATTGACAAAGCAACACCTTCTACTATTCCTATCAAATGTATGAAAATTTCTTTATTTGACTCTGGTACTTGTGTGGTAACTACGGTGTAAACTAAAAAAGCAAATGCTGATAATCCAACTATGCCAGTAAGATTAAACATCCAGTCTGTTCCGTATTTTCTTAAGTTTACCTCTCTTTTTCTAGCAGAGTCTCTATCTTCTACTTCTAATCTATAAAGTTCTACTAATCTATCGTGTGCTTCAGCTTTTTGATCGTCACTTAGATTTGGGTCTTTATCTATTAACTTTTTAACTACTCCTAAAAGACCTTTATCTGGAAGCACATCACCTACAACGTCTATTATAGTAGAACCAGCTCCTAGTAGAAACTTACCTAATCCTGTTTCTTTAAAAGGTTTTTTATCTTTCATTATCTGTATTTAAATTGGGCTTTAATATCAGGGTTTTCTTTTTGAATTTGCTTTGAATAGTTTTCAAATTGCTGTGGCGTAATTCCTCCAGCAGCACTGTATGTTGGAATAGCACCACCTTCTTGCAATCTATTAGCACCTCTTTTAACAAATTTAGAAAACCTACCAAGATTAACTCCTGTTGGAGTAGGTATTTCTTCACCATACTTTTCATTAATAGTGTTAACTAAGTTCTCTGTTTGAGATTCAGTCAATCTACCTTTACTTTTTTTAGTGTCATCACCAGGTCCTTCGTTTATTCTACTCAAAGGACTTGAGTATTTCATTTTAAATGGCATAGTTGTTTTTGTTTAAGATTTGTTATAAGCTTCTTTTTCCCAAGGAAGATTTTTAGCGCCTTCTTCCATCTGTGCCCTTGAATATTTTTTACCTTTCCAAAACACTGCACTATCATTGTAATCTAAATCACCTCTTTTCATTTGATCTAAATGAATTTTCTCGTGATTAATTACATCTTGCTTTTGTTTTTCGTCAGTAATATTTTTATTTATAAGTATACTACCATTTCTATCGGCTTTACCTAATACTTCGTTACCTAAGTCTACATTGTATATAGGTGTATTGTCGATATAATATGGTGGATTACTTAGTTTGAACGCCATTATAAGGGAACATGTTATTTAAAGCTTCTTTTCTTTTTTGGCAACCACAAGGAATATTAAGACCCTCTGATACTTTATCAACAACGGATTTAATACCAGTTGCTGTAGTTATCTTTTCTATAGTGTCACCTAAACCTTTGGATTCCATTATTTAGAGCAGTGTTTACTCATCCAAGATCCTGTCATCTTCATAGGAGAACAACTCATTTTAGCTGGAGATCCATACATAGACATTGGACTATCATCTTTCATTCCTGCTTGAGCATTTTTTGCATAGTTATTTCTAGTAGATGCTGGTAGTGATTGATTACTTGCTTCTGTAACGTCGTATGCTGTTTTTTTACTAATGTTTGGCATAATTATTTCTTTTTTGAGATTCTTTTTTCTATTCTTGCTGCTCTCTTGTTTAACCTGTCATGTTTAGCTCTTGCTGCTTTACCTTCCATTTGACCTCTAGAACCAGCATTGTAATCAGATTTTACTTTAGCAGCTTTATCTTTTGTTTTAGCCAATCTCATTTCTTTTCTACTCTTTGTAGTTTCAGCTGATTTAGTAGATTTTACTGCTGTTTTTTTAGTCAAATCAGAGGATAGTTTAGAAGCAGAAGCTGTTTTTATTTCTGTTCCGACACCACCTTTATTTTCTAACGAAACTTTTTGTTTTTGTAAATTTGTAACACCAAGTTTACTAGCCGCTTTTTCAAAAGCATTTTCAGTAACCTTCTTTTGTCTAGGAGCTGGGGAAGGAGTTGTTGTTTTTGCTTTTGGTTTTGTTTCAACAGGTGTTGTGTCAGTTATCGTAGATATAGTAAAACCTCTTTGAGTTGTAGGACCTTGAACAGTACCAATTGTGTTTGTTCTAGCAGAACTTGGTGGATCTTGGTATGTAATTCTTTTTGTTACCCCTTCTACTTTTACAGTTCCTGTTGTTTTATCTCCAAGCGCGTTTAATGGAGAACCTTTCATTTTAAATGGCATAGTTTTATTTTTTATATGTTAATTAGCATTTCCATCTGCGTCTTGCTGCGCAAATTCTTTTATCTGGTGTTTCAGAACAATTTATATTATGCATTTGCATTTGACCTTTAGACCTAGCACAATAACTTTCTTTACGGCTACCACCACCTGGTTGAGGTGCTTTTAAATTACCACCAGTTTCTTTATTATAAGCTCTACGTCCAGCCTCTGTCATTCCAGCGCCTTCTTTAGCAGTAAGAAAATGTCTGCCTTTACCTTTAGTTGTTTTCCTAAGTTTATTAAAAGGAGAATCTGATTGTATGTACGCCATTATATTAATTTATAAGATGTTTTGCCATTTAATTTGTAAGCTTTCATAATTCTTCTTCTATTTTCATCAGAAGAAACATAACTAACATGCACCCAATCAGGATTATTATCGTTTCCAAATTCCCAAATTAATTGATCAAAGTCTAAATTATCTTTTATATAATTAAACATTTCAGCATTTGTCTTATGACCAAATGTATCATCTAAGTCAATAGCTCTACCTTCACAATGTTGTGATCTAGAGCTTCCGCCAATAGCTGAGTTTAATTCTTTGCACCTATAAAAAGAATTAATCTTTATAGGTCCACCAACCCACTCTCTAAGTGGTTCAAAAACAAGTTCAGCAATTATCTGCATGTTAACCAAGTGAT